TGAATAGTGGATTTATCTCATATTCAGTATAGCGGATATATCCTCTATTGTCAAGAGTGTATCGCTTTACATATTAGTTCCTTTATAGGACGATAATGGCATTTTAAACTACAAAGGGAGAACACTATGACTTTCTGTCGATTTGTGGTGCCGTGTATATCTGCCGCAAAAATAAAAGCAAGCCCATCCGATACTGTCCAGAAGCAAGATAAAATACGCTCGCAATTTCAAAAACGAAATGCAACCTAAAATGTAACCGGTTACATTTTTTGCAAAGAAAATGGCTAGAAATTAACGAAATGACGTCAATTTCTAGCCATTACTGGTGGAGGCGATGGGAGTCGAATCTATAGAATATCAGAAGCTCGTTATTTTTATTCATTGACATTTACGAGTCATCGTTCTTTTTGTTAGTTCGCATATCTTCTATGATATCCCGTAATCGGTCGTTAAAACTAAAAGTGGGTTACTAAAGTGGGTTACTGACCCTCGCCCAGGACCTTATCCAAAACGCCATCCAGCATTGCCGCAGTCTGCACGTCTTCGCCCTGGATCAGGTGCGCATACACCCCGAAGGTGTCCATTTGCTTCGAGTGACCGACCAGAGACTTCACAGCGCCCTCCGGCAGGGTCTTTGCCAGCGAGACAAAGGTGTGCCGGAGATTGTAGGGCGGCACATACTTGATCTCATTCGCCTTGCAGTAGCGCTCCCAGCAATGCCGGTAGGTGCTCTCTGAGTTGATGCCAAACACGCTCTCCCCCGGAAGTTGCAGTTCGCGTTGAGCCGCCAGCACATCCGCTGCAATCTGCGTCAGCGCAAAGGCCCGCACCGCGTTCTGATTCTTGCCCTGCGTGGTTTTGCCGTGAACATTGATTGCCCTTCGGATGCAGACCGTGGTTCCCCGGACATCCTGCCACCGCAGGCCGATCAGCTCGCCAGGGCGCAGCCCCGTCACTGCCGAAAACCGGTAGGCGTTGATATACGGGTCTGTCACCCAGACACCTTTGTAGAGCGTCGTGCTCACCGAGAACAGAACCCGCATGGCATCCGGCTGAAGGATTTCCTTTTCTTTGGACCGCGCACCTTTCGGAACGTGTAGCGCTTCCGGACGCAAGGTGGCCATCTTGCTCAACCGCATCCACTTGCAGAACGCCCGAAGGTCTGCGCAGATGTTCATCAACGACTTCTTGCTCAACCCGGTAGCATAGGCCTTGTTCACCACGGTCTGCAAATGCTGCTCTGACAGGTCTTCGATGCGCTTCCGGCCGATCACCGGCTGCACATGATTCCTCCAGCGACTCTCCACCGGACCCCAATTCGACTGGTCCGTGGTCAGATTCAGGTTCTCCATCCACTGCACATAGGCCGTATCCACGAGCACACGGGTGTTGACGACGCCCTCATCCAGCCAGGCATCCGCCTTCCGGTTCGCCTCCCGCTGGCCGGTGCGGCCAGGCTTGGCACTTGTAAACGTTTTGCGTTCCCCGTTCTTCTGTACTTTGATCTGCCAGCGCTGCTGCTTTTCGAGCCAGACCGCTGTATTTGTCCTTCTGCCCATATTACACCTCCGAAAAACAAGTACACTTTGACAAGCCTGCCCGGAGGTGCTACAATGGCTTTGTACGGGTTCCAAACGTACAGGTCGGCAGTGCTTCTAGGCAAGCCGGTCTATTTCAAACGCTCTCGATGTTCCAGCACCGGGGGCGTTTTTGTTTACTGGTTGATTTTATGGACAAGAGAAGCAATAGAGGAAACCTTTGATGCTGTCAACACACGACTACCACCATATTGCGTCGCCTTTAGCTCTCCGGCTTTTGTAATATCTGGTAATATTTTTTCAATATCGGTTAGTCTTGTCGTGTCAATATCCATACATATTGCAGTTCCATTATAATGAATATCGTAATTAGATTGGCTTTGACCATTATTTAAGGTTGCATCATCGCCGCTGCACAACCAAAACATTCCTCCTCCACAGCAACAGATAGAGCTTGACATAAAAAGCCCATATCCTGAGTTACTCCATGCGTCATAAGGATCCTGCTTAAGTCCATAGGTTCTTGTAACACCCGGCTGGAGCGCAAGTATATTAGCATCTCTGTCGCATCTTGGATTATAGTGCCGGTTGCGTCGCAGACTTCCCCAAATACCCTGCCCTTTATCAATTATAGCAATCTGTGCTTTATTCGTTGTTTTCCAATATTCTCCACAAACCCAAACTTCATTGGTGTTTCCATGCTCGTACGAATTCCTTATGATTTCTCTCAAACAGTACTGAAAAGTTCCTGTAAGAGGAGAAGAGGCATCTTGAGTAAGCGTAACCGCCAAATCTTGAGAACACCTTTCAATCATTTCGCCAAGAATAATTGTGCTATCGAGGTATTTCTCTTGCAAATCACTTATTGAAATTTTCTTTATGGGAATATACGTTGCACCATAGGATTCTGCTGAATGATGCAAACCAATATCCCATCCACACATTTGGAAAAAGCCAAAATTGGAAGCAAATTGACATCCTTGTGTCCGATCATAATTTATAGGAATATGCTTGCATTGAGGGAAAGATTCTTGGACCGTTCTTATCGCATCAGCAACAATCAGCATTCCAAAAGGAGGGCAGTGCTGCATATTTGTAAAATCATAAATGAATTCTTTTTCGCGATGTAGAGAAGCTAAATTCTTAGAAAAGTTCAATGCGGGAAGAGGTGACAATCTTTCTGGAATTTGAATTACCATAGTTACTCCTTTCGGCTACTCGTATTTTTTTGAGCTTCTTCCCGAAGCTTGATGGATTCGCGATATTGCTCAGCAGGTGCAAGTTCAACAAACTCAACCGAACGGTCGTAGTTTTCCTTAACGACTTTCTTGATCTCGTCCAGCGAGACGCGGAAGAACTCACGCCGCTGATTGACAAAGTTCAGCTTGCGGTCGGCGAACGCATTATGCAGAGCCGCCTCTAGGCGCGGGGCATCATCGGAGAAAATCATAGCATGTACATCAAAGTTAAACGGAACAGAGGCGTCACCCAGTTCATCCACACGATCCTGCGGATCAAGGCGGCGTGTCATGCCGATTTTGTAAACATTCTCACCGAATGCGCCAATATTTGAGATCACATAAACATAACCGGCACGCTGGTTGGCCTCACGATAATCAACATCCTTGAACTCTTTATCGATTTTATCTAGTTGTGCTACCAACTCAGCCTTCTTTTCCTCAATCGCTGCACGATCACCCTCAGAAGCAGCGGCCAACTGAGCATTGATACGTTCCAAGGCATTCTGATAATGCTGTTGCTCCTTTTCCAGCTTTTTGCGTTCCTCTTCGATTTCTTTGGCAAGCTTTGCTTCTTCGCGCATTCTTGCTCGTGCCTCTTTCTGCTCTTCCTTCTCCTGCTGCTTTTTCTGAGCATATTCAAAAGCAAGGTGAAGCTCTTCAATCTTCAGGCGATAATATTTCGGCTGAATGCTAACCTCCATAATGATTCCAAGCTTGGAAATCGCCTCACGAGAGGCAGTAATGCGTTTTTCACTGGCTTCAATATTATTGTATTTAACGTGCTCAATCACATCATCACATTCCGAATTGAATGCACGAAGAAGGAGCTTCTGCATATCGGAAACCATCTTCTTGCCTTTTGCCGCGCTATTGTTTACCGTCCAGTTCGAATTTCCGGTAACGGCGGTTTTATTTTTTATCATATCTTTCTGCTCTGCACGAATTTCAAGCAGTCTGACCTTATACTCATCTGAATTCATAAACGAGTAGCGCGGTGTATACAAACCAAAGCTCTGCATCAGAACTTCTTCGTTCGTTTCCACGATCTGCTCTTTTGCTTGTTGGAGTTCCTTTACGGCATCGTTCAATTCCTGCTGACGGAGCTTTAGCGTTTTCTCCACCTGTTCAAGTTCCTCACGTGAAGCTGCAATTTCACGATTGATATCATCCAATGTGTGACTTTCTGACGGCATTGCTTCCCGCAAATTTTGCATTTCTGCATTCAGCCGCGCAATTTCTTCCTTTTCCTTTCTGCCAAATAAAGACACTTTGACTTCCTCCTGTTTTTATTCTGTTGTCTTTTCTACTTTTGAAAGATAAAGCTCGTTTCCCTTTTTTCTAATATGAAAATAATAACATTCTCCATGCCGGTTCTTAAAGTTCCAGCACACAACATCTGCTTTTCCAATGGTGCCATCTTTCAAATAGCCAACATGTCCAAAAATTTCTTGTCCACCATGTTCCATGATTTTCCAATGCTCCATTTGGTCTTGCAAGTAAAAATGAAGGAACAATGGATATTTAGGCTGTTTTCCGGTTGGTGTCGGTGCTTCTATTGTCAATGTGGAATAGCTTCCTTCCCATGGCCGTTCTGTCTGAAAGCAAATTTCTACTCTATCAATTTGAAAAAGCGGAACACTTGAATCTTCAGAGTTTCCCTGAGCTAAAAGAGGATTTAACGACATCAAATCATCCTGCGCAATTCCCCTGTTTTGACCATCAAGAAGAAATCCCGTTTGATTTCCCAGCTTGTATACGCGCAAATCTGATAATACATATTCTGTTTCAAAATCAACTTTTGGGGTAGCTGCTTTAACCGTTTCCATAGCTTTTCCGCTTTTTATAATGTCTGCATAAGGACCAAAAGAATCCATCATCTGGAAATCCTTATCTGTTAAGAAAGAGCTTGGTTCTATTTTAGATTCCGCCGCTTCCATTGCCGTTTTTCCAGCTACCTTGGTGGCCTTTTTGAGCCAGCTAAAAAGTCCCATAACACAGCTCCCTTCTCAAAACACCTTTCGACATTCCATAACCCGTCCAGCAATCCGGACGGGAATTTTCTTCAAATCGTAAATCTGAGGCTGATGAATCGGATTCAGGCTTCGGGGGGTCAGAATCACAAGATCCCCTTCCCGCCGGAACTGCTTCACGGTCGCCTCGTCTCCGTTTACCATAACGACAGCGATTTCGCCGTTTTCCACTTCGGGCTGCTCCCGCACAAGGATCTGATCGCCATCACTCATGCCTGCTGCATTCATACTGTCACCCTTGATATACAGCCAAAAGTATTTCGCACCGTCCGTCTGGCGAATAGGAAGATACCCTTCGATGTTCTCTTCTGCATACATCGGCAGGCCTGCACGAACGGTTCCCAGCACTGGTGCCACGTTCTGCGGATTCATCGGGGTTGCACCAAGCGGAAGCGCACTCTGATTGTTATCGCCGTCCGCCTCATTACCAGTCATAATGAAAACAGGGGTTGTTTTGAGTGCTTTGGCATAAGCGGCTATCCGGTCACGTCGCATGTTGGCAATTTCGCCACTCTCCCAGCGCGAGACGGTCGCTTCGGACACTTCCACCAACTCTGCAACTTCCTTTTGTGTCAAGCCGAGGGCCTTTCGACGGTCAGCAAGATAATTTCCCATGTTCTGACGCTCCTTTCTGCCCTTATTATATCATCATATTGCGTTTTTGCAATCAGTTTTTGCGAATTTCTAAAAAAATATTGCGTTTTCGTATTGACTTACGGATACGCAAGCTGTATACTGTTCTTGTGAAAAGGAGGTGAGACAAAATGTTTAATAGAGATTTGTTCCGTGCCAAATGCGTCGAGCATGGCATGAACACTCACGATGCTGCTCGAATTATGGGCATCAATCCTGCTACTCTTTCCCGCAAGATGGGTGGGAAATCGGATTTCACCAGAAATGAAATTCAGTTGTTTCGCGCAGCTTTGCACCTTACACCGCAGGAAACGGATGCTATTTTTTTCTCCTAAACTTACGTTTACGCAACATCCGCTTGAAGGAGGTGAAGAAGAATGAAAAAGCCTAATTTTCAAAAAACAAAATCCGCCAGTGTGATCCAAGTCATTGAGACCGTCTCTCTGGCGGGCGATGGCACGGACATACATCCGGTATACGAGCTCCATCAGTATTGGAGCATGGACGGAAAGCTGCTGGCAAAATCAGATTCTCCCGAACCCGAAATGGAGCAGAACCTGAGCGGCCTTTCGACGGGGCACATTTTGGAAGAACTGATGAATCGTGATGGTGTAAAAATTCAGGCGAATCGTTTTTGTAGAACCACCGGATACCACATAAAGATTTCCATGTGGCTGAACGATCAAGACTGTCCACCCTGTCTACGATAGTCCCCCTCAATTCAGAAGAGCTTCCGTTTGCGAGCTAGGTTCGCGGCATTGCGAAAGCAATTCTTGATCTGAAATCACTGCCGAAAATTTGCTGTAGATCTTTCCTTTATTGCTATACAGCACAATCTGGCAGTCCTTTCCCGATTCAATGCACTTTAAGTCCCCAGTCGAAGCAACCAGTAAATGCGCACATCCCAACCCTTCGATTTTTACTGGAAAAATATCGGAAAACCATCTCAAGCGAATTACTTCTTTTCCGTTTTCCCGATTACTTCGATTATGAAGTTCTATGCGGTATTCTCCAAAACGATTATACCTACTCCCGCATATAACTTTCATTCCACTTAAAGCAATAGCTTCTCTGGATTTATTCATTATATACAAGTTTAACGCTTCTGTATAACCGCCATTGCTTGGATCTGGTCCAAAACAAAAGACATCTTTAATTTCAATTTTTATTCGTTTTCTGTTTTCAAAATGCTTTTCCACCCAGTTCCAAGCTGAAAGAACCGAACCAAATACAGCAAGCAAAAAAGTCACATTTTCTCTATTGTTCAACCATTCAACAATTTTATCAAACATTTTTCTCACCTCCCTTCTGCCCTATTCTACCGCAGAAGGGAGTCAACCACAAGGAGGTTGAAAAGCCATGATGAAGATCGTACAGGGAAGCTTCCAGCAGATTCCGTTCTGGAAGCTTCGGGCCCGGTTCCGCGAGTGCGGAATGTTTGACGAAGAGGTCGCCAGAGCCGCCGGGATCGCCAACCCGACCATGAGCCGCCGGATGCGCGGCATAGCCCCCTGGCTGACCAGCGAGATCAAGGCCGTGTGCGATGTTGTCGGCATCCAGCGGGACGAGATTGGCAAGTACTTTTTCCCTGACATGAACAAGGAGGAATCCGCATGAAACTCAAACACTTCACCATCGGTGCCCTGGCCCTCATCGGCGCGGGCGAGATCATCCGCCGGGTCGTGCAGGGCACGGCCTGGGCGCTGAGCGCCTGGGGCGGATGGGATGCCACTGAGGCTACACGGGCCGCACCGTGGCTCTGCGCCGCAGTGGCCGCCGGACTTGCGATGTCGTTTTACGGCATGTACCAGGACAACCAGCAGTACAAGCGCCAGAGCTACGGCAAGGTGGACTGCTCCGCCTACCGTGAACAGAAGGAGGAGCACAGCGCATGAAAACGAAACGACTGAAGAAGCTTTTGATGGGCATGGGCCTGTCTCGTAACCAGGTCAACCACATGGTCAAAGCCCAGCGCACCACCGGCTCCTCGGAGGTCAGCAATGCTGTCTATTACTACTATGCCAAAAGATACATCTCCGAGTTGACACCGGACTGGTTACCGCTTATCAAAAGCTTTGTGCTCGGCAACGCAGAAGAGGATGCCGCCGACATCAACAAAAATGAGCCCGCCCGTGCTGGTAACACGGACGAGCCCCAGAGGTGATGGTTTTGACAATCCCCATCACCCCGAAGAATAACATACTTTGGAGGAATTTACAAGTGGATTTTACGATCAGTCGGCGGCTGTCGAGCGGCCGCCTCTACGCCTACTACAAAAAGCGCTTCTGGTTCTGGGACGACACCCGGAACGTTTGGACGGAGAGCCACCTGATGAGTCAGAAGTACGAGCGGGAGCGCTCCGCAAGGGCTGCGCTCACGCCGGAGGATTTCATGTCCGACCTGACCAGATTCTCGCCGCTCGATGAATACGAGCTGGATTCTGTTATGGTGGATGCCCTCAAGAACGCTATTCCCTGCAAGACGGTTCCGATCGAGCCGGTGAAGGAGGAATCGGAATGCCCCGTTTCAATCCCCGAAGCATCCCCGCAGAGCAGCGAATCGGCCCCGTCCGAGGCGAGTGCAAATGTTTCTTCTGTGCTTACCTCTGTGCCGCCTATGAATTGCATCCCGGATGTCTCTATCGGAACACCTTCTGGGATGAATCCGCCGGACAAGCCTCTGACGTTTATCCCGGAGAACAAGACTCCGGAGTTTGATTACAGCGGCCTGGACAAGCAGACCGTGGAGGACCTGCACTTTGCTGAGGACGAGTACCGTCACGGCAAAAAGCTGGCCGAGCGCGGCCTCGTGCACATGGGTAATGCCATTGCTGCTGCCCATGATGCGCTGTGCGGAGTTGTCCAACAATTGGACAACTCCAAGCACGGCAACCGTGGCGATGATTCTTTCCGGGCATGGTGCTGTTCCATTGGCATCACCAAGTCAACCGCCTACAACCTGCTGCAGGTCTCTGCCCTGATGGACGGCAGCAGCCCCCGCCAGAAGGCCGTTCTGGAAGCCCTGCCGCCTACCTTGCTGTATGCCGTGGCAAAGCCCAGCGCCCCGGAGGAGCTTGTGGAGAAGGTCAAGAACGGTGAGGTCTCCACGAACAAGGAGTATCAGGACCTGCTGGCCCAGATCAAAGCCGAGAAAGAGCGGGCCGACACCGCCGAGGCTGAGCGGGACAAGCTGCTAGGTGTCCAGAATCGGGCTGCTTGGGCGGAAAGCCACATCCAAGATGTCGAAGCCCAGCGGGATGCCGCCCTTGCGGATGTTCAGGGCCTGACCAAGCAGAACGCCAAGCTCCAGCAGAGCTACCACGATGTATACGAGAGCCGCATTGTGGCCAACCTCCAGCGCCAGAAAGCCGAAGCTGAACGCGACAGAGCCGAGCAGCGCGCCAAGACCGCTGAGGAAGCCCTCAAAAAACAGCCCATCGCCGCCGTCATCGACGAAGAGGAGATCGACCGCCGGGCCGCAGAAAAAGCCTGTGGCCTTGCCGATGCCCGGAACGCCGAACTGGCCAAGGACAACGCCAACCTGAAAAAACAGGTTGCGGCGCTCCGCTCCCGCATCAACGACGATGCCCAGGCAGATTTTGAGCAGGCCAACTACTGCGCCAGCCTGATGCAGGCAGCGTGGGACAACAGCAAGGCCAGCTATTCCCGTCTGGCAGGCGAGGATCTGGAAAGCACGTTTCAGACCATCTGCGGCACCCTGAACAGCATCATGGAAGAAGCCTCTCTGCTCTGCCGCCAGCCGTCGAATCATGACGGAGGTGACAGGGATGAATGAGATGTACAGTCTGGATCTTGACCGTTACGGCCCGCCGCTGGAGCCGCCCGATGACTATTATTTCCTGCCGCGCTTGGCAGAACAGGAGGAACTGACCGATGACGAATGAACTGACCGTCCGGGTGGAACGCCCGGTCATCCCGGCGATGAGCTGGAACAAGGACGAGGTCCAGAAGAACCTCGACGAAATGCTGGCGGCCTATACCGGCCGGGTCTATACGCCCGACTCCATCAAGAGCGCCAAGGCCGACCGCGCCCTGATCCGGAAGTGGAAGACCCAGCTTGGTTCGGCACTCACCGCGGCCAACAAGCTCTATACCGACCCGCTCGAATCGTTCAAGACCAGCATCCGGGAGATGCAGGCGCAGTGCGACAAAGCCGCCAATGCCATCGACAAGCAGGTCAAGGCCGTCGAGCAGGCCGAAAAGGACGAGAAGGCCGCATCGCTTCGGCTCGTCTATCAGGACTGCATCGACGAGCTAAAGCCACTCATTCCCTTCGAACGTCTGCTGGATGCACACTGGCTCAACAAAACATACGATCTTACACAGGCCGAAAAGGAGCTCCGGCAGGCTGTGGAGAACATCCGAAGCGACCTTGCCTTTCTGCGGGAGACCTGCGGCATCGACCTGGAACCCTGTACGACCGAATATCTGAAGGACTTCAGCGTCAATGCCGCGGTTCGGGAACACAACCGCCGGGAGGACTCCCGGTCAGCCCAGCGGGAAGCGGAAGCTGCCCGCATCGCCGCCGAACGTGCCCGCGCCGCCGCGCCTGTCATCGCACCGCCTACCGAAGAGGAGCGGGAAATGAAGGCAAAAGCCCAGCAGAACACCCAGGCCAGCGCCTTCATCACAGCGTCCGGGCGGTTAGACTGTGAGGTCCTTCAGCAGTTCGCCGAGCCTGCCGCACCCGCCCGGAAACGGTACAGCTTCTATGTTGACTTCACCGAAGACGACATCCGTTGGTTCAAACAGGGTGCCGCAGAACGCGGCTTCCGTTATGGTTCGATCAAATAATTTTGGAGGTACTACTTATGGCATTTACTCGCAATGGGGCCGCAGCGCCCACCACTTCCGCACCCACTTCTACCGCAAGCCGCATGGCCTCGCTTCAGCGCACCGGCCAGACCGGTGCCGCCCTGCAGGCCGCCACGCCGTCCAAGCCGGTGGAGATCACCGCTGCCGATGGCCAGCACATGGCGGTCACGTTTGACGACGTCCGGAATTTCATCTGCGCCAAGGCCACGGACGCCGAGTGCAAGATCTTTCTCGAAACCTGCAAGCAGTACCGGCTGAACCCCTTCACCAAGGAAGCCTACCTCATCCACTACGACAACAACAGCGAGGATACACCCAGCACCATCGTCCTGGGCAAGAACTGCTATATGCAGATGGCCGAGCGGCATCCCGCCTTTGATGGTTTCGAAGCCGGCATCATCGTCTCCGACAAAGAGTCCGGCGTGTTTGAAAAACGGGAAGGCTCCATCGTCTATGACGGCGAAGACCTGGTCGGCGGCTGGGCCAAGGTCTACCGCAAGGACCGCACCCGACCCAGCTACGAAGAGGTCCGGCTGACCGAATACGACACCGGCAAATCGCTCTGGAAGGCCAAGAAAGCCACCATGATCCGCAAGGTCGCCCTTGTCCACGCCCTGCGGGAAGCCTTTCCGTCCACCTTCGGTGCCCTCTACGATGAGAGCGAAGTGATGGTCGATGCCGAAAGCACTGCGCGGGAAGTCGAGGACGAGACGGCCTCCTACGAGACCGGCGCGAAGGTTTCTCCCAGCTGGACCCGCATCAAAGCGGCAGCGGAGCAGCCGGATGCACTGACCGTGGAGTCCGAAGAGCCTGACGACGACCCCTTCGGAGGTGATGGGCAGTGATTCTCAAGCACAAGACCGGCGTCCTGCTGCATGGGGCCATCGCCAAAGACCCGGTCTTCAAAGACGTGGGCCAGAAGCGCGTCATGAAGTTTGATGTCAAGGCCCACAGCGTCAAGAACGATGCCGGGAGCTGGGAAAGCACCTATGTGCAGGTCAACGTCTGGCACGGGCTGGATCAGTGGGACGGAATGCTTCAGAAAAACGATCCCGTCACCGTGTACGCCCGGAAGCTGGACGAGCGTGACTACAACGGCAGGACCTATTACAGCGTAGACGCTGACGACATCCAGCCGGGCGGAGCAGTGATCTTCCGCTGGATGCAGATGATTGCCGATATGATTCCGCCCGCAGAGCCTCCCGCTCTGGTCCAGACCGATGAACCGACGCCTTTTGATGCTCCCGCCGAGCCGGAAGCCGTACAGACCGCTCTCACCGGCGCCCAGATGTACCCCGGCGAACAGCTTTCCGACTATGCTCCCCACAGCGCCGCCCCGCCTGCTGTGGGAACGCCTGAAGCGGACGCACTCATCGACGACGACGCCGACGACCTTCCCTTCTGACGTTTTACGCTGTGCTATCTGGCGATACGGGCATTCTGAGTGGAAGGAGGCCAGGCCGTGCCCATCGACCCATCCCGTGGCTTCGTTGCCTTTCCCCGCGGTCTGACTGACTGGGAATGGTACTCAGAGCCAAACACCGCCCGCCTGTTTTTCCATCTGCTGCTCACCGCAAACTGGCAGGAAAAGCAGTGGCAGGGCATCATGATCAAGCCCGGACAGCTGGTCACAAGCCAGTCTCAGCTTGCAAAACAGCTCAATTTGAGCGTCATGCAGGTCAGAACAGCATTGAAACACCTCGAACAGACAAATTACATAACAGTCAAAACAGGGCCGAAATACAGCCTTATCACGTTGAATTGTTACGATTTGATTGAAGAAGGTAACAGGCGGATAACAGGCAAGCAACAGGCTTGTAACAACAACTTAACCATTAAAACCATGAAAACCATTAGAGAGTCGTCTGCGGCTGCGCCGCCTCCGCCGGACAGACCGACGACCTCACCCTTGGTATCAGAGTTTGAACAGGATATCGGCAAGCTGAGTGTCTCCGGGAAGCGGGAGCTGACGGAATACGCCGATCGGCTGGGCGAGGAGCTGGCGCGGGTGATCCTGCGCAAGTGCATTGATGCCGGGGCACACAGCTGGGCCTACGTGCGGAAGGCAATGATCGAGGCCGAGACCCAGGGCTGCAAGTCTGCCGAAGAGTACCGCATGACGAACCCCACCGGGGCCGGGCGCAATAAGCGGGTAGACCGTGAGACCCCCAGCGGGAACGACTTCCTGAAAAACGCGGGCCGCCGCCGTCCGCTCACCAAGAAAAAGGAGGGCCCGGATGTACCGAAACTGTGAGCACTACCCCGACCCGACAGCCGGCCGGGCACTGGAGAACCTCCGCAGAAAGGAGAACCAATTGAACACTGGAAAGCAATTTGAAGCCGACTGGAAGAAGTCCATGCCGCCGGATGCCTGGTGCTATCGCCTGAAGGACAGCGCGGCCACCTACTACGGCGGCAACGAAAGCCTGAGCTTCTCTGTGGACAACATTTGCGACTTTGATGTCTACCGTTACCCCATGCACCACTACTTCGAGCTCAAGACCATCGACACCCCCAGCATCCCGCTGGAAAAGATCCTTGGTCGATTCGACCGAGATCAGCAGAAATACCACAAGCTCAAGCACATCACCGATATGGCCCATGCCGCTGAGTTTCGCGGCCAGACCGCCCATGTCGTCATCAACTACCGAGGCAGAGTCAACCGCACCTTTGCCGTTCCGGCCCGCGCTGTGCTGGAGTACATGCAGACACAGACCCGCAAAAGCATCCCATGGCAGTGGGCCGCCCTGAACGGCATCGAAGTGGAGCAGCGTCTGCTTCGTGTCCATTGGCGGTATGATGTGGAAGGGCTGCTAAAGAAATTGGAAGGAGATCATGCTAGGAATGGCAGGTATCAGAACATGGATCCCTGAAAGCGATGTCCTGAAGCCGGGAGAAACCAGCAGTGTACAGGAAATCAGGACATGGTTTGAACGTCTGCCCCGGATGCGGGCGCTGATTCGGCAGAAGCAGGAACACATCGAAAGCCTGCGCAGCGCCGCCACCACGACTACCTCCAGCCACTCCGGTGCGCCGGGTCACTCCGGCACCAGTGACAAAGTTGGCACCAACAGCGATGCAGCCATGGACGCGGAAGCAAAACTGGCTGAACTGAAATGCCAGTATGCCGAGATGCAGAAAGATGCCATTGATGTGGCTTACCTACTTCATGCTGATCCGGTATCGATCAAACGCAGCCGATGTCTGATCCTGTTTTTTGTGGAGGGCAAGCGACATGCCGAGATCGCGCCTGAAGTCGGTTATTCCAATCCGTCTCAGGTCTCAAGGGCCATTTCGGAAGGTCTGGCGCAGCTGGCAGAACTCACGAATGAACTGAATCTTAGTTGAACCTGTACATTTTGCACAATGTCAGAGGGTATTGTTTTTACACGCTCTGGTATTTACTTGTTATCGGCATCTGTGCTATCGTGATACCATCGGCAGAGCCGAAAAGGCCAACCGATGCAACGCAGCCCCCAGAACGTTTTCCTCCTCCCCGGCATCATCAACTTGTGTACCTTACGCGATGGATTTCTCCTTTGCGCTCTGCGGGCTGCTTCAATGACCTTTTCCCTGCATGGAAACATGCGGGGATTTTTTATGCCCAGAACGAGAGAGGTGGTGAGGATGACCGACAAGCAGAAGCGTTTTTGCGAAGAATACATGATCGACCTGAACGCGACGCAGGCGGCCATCCGTGCCGGATACAGCCCGAAAACGGCCAACGAACAAGCCGGGAGGCTGTTAGTAAATGTTAGTATCCAAAATTATATCGCCCAGCTTCAGGCCATGCAGAGCCGCCGCACCGGAGTCTCTGCCGACCGTGTGGTCCGGGAACTCGCGAAGATCGCATTCGTCAACGCGGGCGACCTCATCGACCCGGAGACCGCATCCGTCAAACTGGATGCCTCGCGGGACGACCTCGCTGCCGTGCAGTCCGTCAAGGTCAAGACCTTCGGCGAAGACGGCCTGGAACACGAAGTCAAGCTGGCAGATAAGCTTCGGGCTCTTGAGCTCTTGGGCAAGCATCTAGGCGTATTCAAAGAGTCGCCCGACGATCCCGCCGCAGACGCGCTGGAAGCGGCCCGTGAGCTGCTGGGAGGTGTAGACAGTGCCATTGACTGAATTCCAGAAAGAATACCTCCGCAATTGCTCCCACCGTTGGAACGTCAAGACCGGGGCCACCCGCTCCGGCAAGACCTACCTCGACTGTGCCGTGACCATCCCGCAGCGCATCCTCGCCGCCAAGGGCGAAGGGCTGCTTGTGCTCATGGGCAACACTCTGGGCACTCTGGAGCGCAATGTGCTTTCCCTCATGCGGGAGCTCTGGGGGCCGGACCTTGTGGGCGTCATCCGAACCTCGGCGGCTGGCAATGTGGTGCAGCTGTTTGGCCAGAAGGTCTATGTCCTCGGTGCCGACAACAAAAAGCACATCGCCCGCATCCAGGGTGCCGCTTTTGAGTACGTCTACGGCGACGAGATCACGACCTGGGACGAAGGCGTCTTCCAGATGCTCAAAAGCCGTCTGTCCTGCCCGCATTCCCACCTTGATGGCACCTGCAACCCGGAAAGCCCGACGCACTGGTTCAAAAAGTTCCTGGACTCGGATGCGGATGTCTACTGCCAGGCCTACACCATCGACGACAACCCGATGCTGCCGCCGAAGTTCGTGGCCGACCTGAAGCGGGAGTATATGGGCACCGTCTATTACAACCGCTTCATTCTCGGCCAGTGGATGGCAGCCAACGGCGTAGTTTACCGCCTGCTGGCCGACAGCCTCGCCGCCGGGGATGGGCGGTTCTTCTGGCCCGCCGAGAAGCAGCTCACCCCCTGGCGCATCCGCGTCGGGGTGGACTTCGGCGGCAATGGCTCCAAACATGCCTTTGTGGCAACGGCCATCCTGCCGGGGTATTCCGGCGTGGTGGGGCTGGCTTCCCAGCGCATCGACCCGGTGGCGCAGGATGCTGACTATCTGGCCGACCGGCTCATCGAATTTTGCATCGCCATCTTTGCCCGCTACGGCGAGATCCAGTACATCTTCTGTGATTCCGCCGAGCAGACGCTCATCAACCACATCCGCAACAGGCTGCGCCACTGCAAACTGAGCTGGCTGGCCGACCGGGTAGAGAACAGTGCGAAGATCCGCATCAACGACCGCATCCGCCTGACCTGCATCCTGATGGGCGGCGGGCGGTTCTGGCTGATGCCCGAAGCGGCCACCCTCCAGGACGCCCTTGCGACGGCCCTGTACAGCGGCAAGCACCCCGGCATTGACGAGCGGCTGGATGACGGCAGCACCGACATCGACACGCTGGACGCCTACGAATACACCATCGAACGCGATTTCAAGAGGTTGACCAACACATGAACATTTCCGCCTTTTTGGGCTATCTGAACAAAACCCGCGACTATCATCTGGATGCAGACTATTCCGGAGACATCGAGACCTGGCGGCAGTGGTGGAAGGGTTCGGTGCCCGGTGTCCACACCCGGTCCGCCAAATACGCCGACGGAACAAAGAAACGGAAGATTGCCTCCCTGCGGATGCCGAAGCGGGTCTGCGAGGACTGGGCCAACCTCCTTCTGAACGACCGCACCACCTTCCAGATTGCGGACGAAAAGACCGCCGCCTATCTGCTGGGCTCGGATGAGCAGCAGGTGGGCGGACTGCTCCGGGAGCTGCACTTCTGGGACAACGCCAACAAGCTGGTGGAGCAGGCCTACTGGTCCGGCACCGGGGCCTTCGTGCTCAGCGTCACCGGCGTCAAGGGTGATGGTGGCGCACTGATCGCACAACCGGATGCCCGCATCGAGCTGGACTATGACCCGGCGTCCTGCATCCTGCCCCTGAAGGTGGAGCGCGGCATCGTGACCGAAGCGGCCTTCGTCTCGGAGTGTATGCGGGGCGGAAAGCCCGCTGTCTACTTGCAGACCCACACCGGCGACACGACGAGCCGCACCATCCGGAACGAGTGGTTCGCTGTCACGGATACTGTCAGCGGCATCCCGGAGTTCTCCCCGCTGCCCGCACCGAAGGGCACCGTGGAGAGCATCACCGTGCAGGGGTCCCCGCCGTGGTTCGCGCTGTTTTCGCCCGCTGCGGTCAAGAACATTGACGGCGGCACCGGCCTGGGCATGAGCGTCTTCGCGGAAGCTCTGGATGAGGCGCAGGGCATCGACCTTGCCTTCGACAACTACCGCGAAGACCTCCGGCTTGGCCATAAGAAGATCTTCTACTCCACGGACCTCTGCCGGAAGGTCGTAGACAAGGACGGCGTCGAACACCACATCCCGCCAGACGACGACGTGGTGAGCCAGTTCGTCACCCTGCCGGAGAAAGAGGGCAGTCTGGACCAGCAGAGCGAGTATCACGAGTACAACCCCGACCTGCGGGTGGAAGCCAACCACCGGGCCGTGCAGGATATGCTCGACCTGTTCAGCTTCAAGTGCGGGCTGGGCTTCCACCGGTATAAGTTCGAAACCGGCAACATCACCACGGCCACCGAGTACACCGGCAGCCGACAGGACCTTGTGCAGAACGCCAACAAGAACCAGATCTCCATCGAAACGGCTCTGATCGGCATCATGCGGGGTATCCTCTGGGCCGCAAAGAACCTGCTGGGTGCAGAGGTGGACCCGGAAACCGCCATCTCCGTGAACTGGGATGACTCCTACATCACCGACGCAGAGACCCGGATGGGCCAGATGCGGGACGACGCCCTCAGCGGCCTGCTGCCCCGCTACAAATACCTCGCGGCCCGGTACGGCGTCAGCGAAGAGGAAGCCCGGAAGCTGGCCGAAGAGGCCCGCACCGAAAACCAGCAGCCGGAGCTTAGCTTCGGCGGAGGTGCCTGATGCTGGCCCCGGACTACCTCGACCACGCGCCCGACCGGCTGGTCCTCCTTTGGCAGCAAGTTGAGGATGACATTCTGCGGGATGTGGCCCGCCGCATCTCCAAGATGGAGACGCTGACCCCGACGGCAAACTGGCAGCTGTGGCGCTACCAGCAGACCGAGGCTGTCCGGCAGGATGTCATCAAGAAGCTGGCCCGGTATACCGGCAAGAGTGAAGCCGCCATCCGGCAGCTCATGCAGGAAGCGGCCACGCGGGCACTGGAAGCCGAGGACCGGATCTATTATCACTACGACCTGGAGCCAACGCCCTTTGCCGAGAATGAGACCCTGCAAGCCCTGCTGAATGCGGGCTACCAGCAGACGGCAGGCACCTTTTCGAACCTCACCGCCACTACGGCCAACACCGTCTCCGGCCAGTTCGAAGCCGCCCTCGACCGGGCTCACCTCAAGGTAAGCACCGGCGCATTTGACTACAAATCGGCCATCAAGAGCGCGGTGGACTCGCTGGCCGACACCATGAAGTATGTTACCTACCCCACCGGCCACCAAGACACGCTGGAAGTCGCCGCCCGCCGGGCCGTACTCACCGGCGTGAACCAGACAGCCGCCAAGCTGCAGGTCGCCCGCGCCGACGAGATGGGCGTGACGTTCTTTGCCACGACGGCGCACGGTGGGGCCCGGCCTTCCCACGCAGCGTGGCAGGGCAAGACCTACCACCGGAGCGGTGCTGTGGACTACCTCGGAAAGCATTACGAGGACTTCGAGTCCGTTACCGGCTACGGCACGGGCGCTGGGCTGTGCGGCTGGAACTGCCGCCACACCTTCTTTTCCGTCTTCCCGGAGCTTGGCCCTGCACCGAACTGGACGCAGGAAAGCCTCGACGCCCTGAATGCCAGCGACATTGAGTATGACGGGAAGAAGTACACCCAGTACGAGATCAACCAGATGCAGCGGGCCAGAGAGCGCACCGTGCGCAAATACAAGCGCCGGTATCTTGCCGAGGACGCCGCCGGGGCCGATACGACCCAAAGCGCCGTGAAGCTCCGCGCCGCGCGGGCAGAGCTGGCCGATTTCACCGCCAGAACCGGCGGCCGGGTGGACAGCGCCCGTACGATGGTCTCCGGGTTTGGGCGGAGTCAAAGCAGCAAGGCAACGTGGGCGGCAAAAAAGCAGGAACGGCTTGATGCCGTCAATAATGATTTGACGGAACTTCGTCAATCTGGTAAAATCAGAATGACCGGAGCAGCAGTTGTTCCGCCTATACTGCCCAACACATTGAATTTTGAGGGACATTCGTTAGAGCAGATGGCAAAACGGCAGATCAGCCTAGCTCAGGCCAATGAGATTGCTGAACATGCTATCCTTGCCATCAGCCAGCGCAATGGTACACAACATTCTTATTATTCGGACAAAGGATTTATCGTCATCAAACAGGACGGGTCTATCGGCACGGTAGGCTGGTTGGATGACGGCGGCAAACAAATCGTGGAGGTGATGAAAAAGCATGGTTTTTAACGCGACTCCTATTCCTGATCCTCTGGTGTTTTGCCCGATTTTCAACCACAAAATCGCGGACGGCCTCTGCTGGGATATCTCCAACATTGGCAATGACAGCTTGATGCTTCCGCCAGAAAAGATTCCTCCCTGTGGCTGGGAAGCAGCCCACAAAATTTGTGACCAATGCCCCGTCTACAAAGAAATGGGCCAGTAACAACCAAATATCGAAAGCGTCTTTGCCCAGCCGGGCAGGGGCGCTTTTTTCATGCCGTTTTAGCTCAGATGGAAGAGCGGCTGATTTGTAATCAGCGGGCCGTGGGTTCGAATCCTGCAAACGGCACCATGCGGCGGGCGGCGCGTATCCCGCCCAAGACCGGACACTGACAGAGAACAGCGTAATAAACTGTGGTCTCACAAATTGAAAGGAGTTTTTCCCTATGAAGCGCGAAGACGTGAAGAACAAGATCCCCGGCATCACCGAGGAGCAGCTGAACTGGATCATGACCGAGAACGGCAGCGACATCAACCGGGAAAAGGCCACGGGCGAGCAGTACAAGACCCAGCTCGCCAATGCGAACGCCCAGCTCAAGACCGCACAGGAAGGGCTTGCCGCATTCGACGGCAAGAAGAAGCCCGAAGAGTATGAAGCCGACATCGCCAAGCTCAAGGCCGACATGCAGAGCCAGGCGGAGGGCTTCGCCTTTGACAATGCCCTCAACACGGCCATCCTGGGCAAGAAGGGACGCAGCGTAAAGGCCGTGCGGGCCCTGCTGGATGTGGACGCCCTCAAGGGCTCCAAAGACCGCTCCACCGACATCGACAAGGCGCTGGAAGAGGCCGCAAAGGCCAACCCCTGGGCCTTCGGCGACACGGAACAGCAGCAGAAGGGCGCTGGCACCTACTCCACCGGTGCCGAGCACGGCACCCCGCCCACCGGAGACACCGACCCTGTCCTCTCCGCGTTCCAGGCGATGAACCCCGGCATCAAGATCGACTGATAGAAAGGAAACATTATGGCACACGAAGCACAGGTTCGTTATTCCCAGCTCGTAGACCTGAAGCTGCGGGCAACGCTGGTCAAGAAGGTCGGCGTCATCTGCAACAACCGCTACGAAGGCAGCCCCAAGGCGGGTTCCGTCAAGGTCCCCGTCCGCGACACCGAGGTCGTCGTAAACGACTACAACAAGTCCACCGGCGCGAAGCGCACCGCAGGCGACACCTCCTACATCACCGTCAACATCGACCACGACAAGGCCGTCAACGAGATCATCGATGGGTTCGACGCCGAGAGCGTTCCCGGCAACCTGGTGGCCGACCGTCTGGACAGCGCCGGTTATTCGCTGGCTCTTCAGATGGACACCGACGGCTCCACGGAGCTGACCACTGCGGGCACTGCCTTCGGCACCACCACCGCCCTGACCGAGAAGACCATCTATCCCAACATCGTGGACGCCCGCACCCAGCTGTCCACCATCGGCGTCCCCACCTCCGGCCGCTGGCTGCTGGTCTCCCCGGACACCTACGGTCTCCTGCTGAAGAGCCCGGAGTTTATCAAGGCCTCTGACCTGGGCGACGCCGTGGTCCAGACCGGCGCAGTGGGCCGCATTGCAGGCTTCACCGTCTTCGAGGATTCCACCCTCGGCGAGAACGTGGAGTATGTGGCGGGCCACCCCAACTGGTTCGCTGTCATTGAAGAATGGGCCGTGCCCGTCCATGTGCAGGACCTGTCCGGCTCCGGCGACTTCATCGGCGCATCTGCCGTGCAGGGCCGCAAGGTCTACGCCCACAAGGTCACCAAACCCAAGACCATCCTCGTGAAGAAGAAGGCAGGCTAACCCTCCCCTGCCAGAGGGGCCAAGAATCAAGGAGTTTTATATGCTCTACTGTACCTACGATGACTACCAGGGCGCAGGCGGTGCGCTGGAACAGGACGCCTTCGCCCCGCTGTGCGTCCGGGCCTCGAAGCTCATTGACCGGATGACCTTTGGCCGGGCCGAGGCCCACGCCATGGTCTGCGAGCGCTGCGCGGGAGACCTCCGGCTGGCGGCGGTCCAGATCATCACCTTGCTGGGCCAGACGGAGGCCGCAAAGACCTCCACCGGCTATGCGCCGGGTGTGTCCAGCGTCAACAACGATGGGTATGCCGTCACCTTTGCCGACGGAGCCCTGGCCGAACGGACCGCGGCCGAGGCCCGCAGCATCCTCGCCGAGTGCCTGGGCAGCGATCCGCACGGCCTGCTGTATCGGGGGTGTTTCTGATGCAGTGCAGCGTCACCGTCGTCAACCTCGTGCACGACGTCAAGACCGAGACGGACACGCCGGTCTGCAAGGTGCTGGCGGGATGCAGCTGGCGGGAGACACAGACCACCCAGAGCGGCGACCCGCAGCGGGTGGTGCATGTCCGGCTGCCGCCCGCGGCGGGCTTCCTGCCCTATGCCCAGTGGACCAAGCTCCCCGCTGCCGAAAAGGCCGCGCACTGGACCCTCAAGCGGGGGGATAAGCTCATCAAGGGCACAGTGCCCCGCCTGACTGAGACCGAGTACACCGCCCTCGAAAAATCACACATCTGCTGCACGGTGGCGGCGGTCTCCGACAACCGGGAACCGCTGCTGCCGCATTTTCATGTAGAAGGGAGCTGAGCACATGAACGGCCCGACCGTTGACCTGAAGCTCCGCTTTCGTCCCGGCTTTCAGGCCGATATGGACGCAGGGTTCCAGAGGGCACAGTATGCGTTCTCCCAGCAAGTGGCCAAAGCTGTGGACTCTTATGTGTCCTTCGATACCGGCACCCTGAAGAACAGCGTCAATCAGGCGTCTGACTTCAAGGGCGGCAAGCTGGTCTATAATACCCCGTATGCCCGCAAGCAGTATTATCTTCATGCGCAAGGCACAGACCTTCGCGGGGATACCGGTCTGCGCGGCTCCTACTGGGGCCAGCGGGCCATTGCCGCCCACAAGGATGAACTGATTCAGTTCGCCCGGAACGCCGTCAAAAAAGAGCTGGGAGGTGGCACGTAATGGCCAAGGCATCCATCACGGCCATGCGGGAGTGGCTCAAGACCTGCCCGCTCATTGCCGAAGAGCAGACCGAGAACGGCGCGGCCTTCCGCATCGCCGGGCTGTCCCCGGAGCCTGTGGCGGAGTTTTCCATCGAAGACAGCCCCACCGACCCGGTTCTGACCAGCTACTTCTCCGGGCGGAACATGGCGAAGAGCTATGTGTTCCTGAGCCGCCGGGAGTACAGCGAGGCCCAGAGCGTCCAGATCGCGAACAGCGGCTTCTTTGAGCAGCTGACCGACTGGGTGCTGTCCCAGAACGACCGGCATAATTTCCCCCGCCTGGAAATTCCCCGGCAGCCCCTCAGCGTGTCCGTGACCGCGTCGGGCTACATCGTTACCAGCAGCGCCGGAAGCTGCAAGATGCAGATGCAGCTCCGGCTCGTCTATTATCAACCGAAAGGAGTTTCTGTATGACCGTTACCGAAGCTGTTACCAATTCCGGCCTGACCCCCAGCGCCACCTATGCTGGCATCGAGGAGACCGATGATTTCGTCTTCGCCGTGCAGACCGAGAGCACCCAGACCAAAAAGAGTGACTGGATCGTCTGCGCCGACCATGTGCGGGAGCACTCCGGTGCCCTGAACGCATCCACCAGCGACAACACCTACATCCGCACCGGCCCTGTGACCAACAAGAGCCACGCGCAGCGCACCCTCACCATCAACGGCGACCGCTGCCCCGGCGACCAGTTCCAGGATTTCCTGCTGTCCCATAAGATGCTGTACGGCACCGGCCAGAGCGTTATCGTGCCGTATCTCTACTTCTCCCTGCGCACCGGCAAGGGCGAAGTCGGCAAGGCTGCCATCATCGTCACGTCCGACGTCGGCGGCTCTGCGGGCGCGATCGCCACCTTTGCCGCCGACGTGAAGGGCATCGGCACCCCGGCGGAGTTCGACTACACCACCAACGCCGAAGCCTGAGTGACCTGATACCGCCTTCGCCCGCACCGGGCGGGGGCTTTTTGATAGGAGAGTGCCATGAAGATCTTTGAACAGGAATTTGATTTTTCCCCGCTGAATGCCAATGACGTCGAGCGGATGGAGCAGGCAAAGGCTCAGCTGGACCGCGAGACCGAGGCAGAACGCCAGCGGCTCCAGCGGGAACGTGTCAGCTATGCCGATGGGCTGCGCGGCCAGTGCCGTTTGCTGATGCACTTTCTGGATGGTGTGCTGGGCGATGGTGCCTCTGCCCGCCTGGGCCTGGATGGCAACGACCTCGGCAAGGCGATGGAAGTCGTCGTTGAGATGACCCGCGTCGTCAACGAGGGCCGCAAAAAGTTTGCCCTGCCCGCCGCTCCCATTCCGCAGAACCGTGCCCAGCGCCGCCAGCAGAAAAAGCACCCGCCTCGCAGCCGCTCTGAAGGGGTTGCGCCCGCTGTGCAGATGGTGGAGCGCGTGGACGACAAAGCCGCCCGCCGGGCTGAACTGCTGCGTCAGCTGAACGCGCTGGAACATGCGTGATATTTTGTTGGAGCCGCTGCCGACCGAATGGGAGGGCCGCGCCATCGACCCGGATTTCCGGCACATGGTCTGGCTGAGCAACCAATATCTGCGCGGCAGAGCAACGGCCGACCCGCAGGGCATGGTGCTGGAAGCCGTCCGGCGGTTCTACCGGGACCCGGTGCCGCCGCTCGAAGTTCCCGCTTCCTTTCAGGCGATGCTGAGGTTCTTCACAAGCGGCACCGAGACCGCCAGCAGCGGCAAGGGCAGCGGCGGCACGGCCACGGTCAGCTTCGACTATGCCTTCGACGCGGACTACATCGTGGCCGCGTTCCAGCAAGCCTACGGCATCGACCTGACCGTCACGCAGATGCACTGGTGGCGGTTCCGGGCCTTGTTCCGGGCCCTGCCGGAAGACACCCTCATGGCCAAGATCATGTCCTGGCGCAGCATGGATACCTCCGACATGGACGGCAAGACCCGCCAGCGGTACGAGGACCTGAAGGAGGCCTTTGCACTGCCGAAAGAACTGAAGGGAGGAAAGCGCATTGTTTCCGTTGCTGACCACAACGCCGCCTTCTATGCACGATTCCGGCACGACTGACCAGCGTGTTCCGGTGCGCTGCCCCTTCTGCGGCAAGGCGCTGCCCGTCTGGGCCGTGCAGGACGCCGCAGCCCACGGCGTGTGGGTCAAATGCAAGAACCCGGCCTGCCGCCGGGAAATCGAGATCATGTTATAACAGCCTGTGCCCTTGTGCCCGCGCTCTGAATGAGAGGTGGACATCGTGGCAGATTTCAGCATCACCGGCGAAGTAAAGCTCAACAGCGACCCTGCAGAACAAAGCGTCAACAAGTGGACGGTCGCCGCCGGAAATCTGATCGCAGACTTCGCCAAAAAAGCGGCTGAGTCCCTGCAAAGCGTCGTCAAGAGCGGCATTGAGTACAATGCCGGGATGGAAAGCTACCTGACAAACTTCAAGGTCATGCTGGGCGATGAGCAGCTGGCAGCTGAGAAGTTGGAAGAAATCCGGAGGATGGCGGCTTCCACGCCGTTTACCCTGTCCGACCTGACCGACGGCACCCAGACCCTTTTACAATTCGGCATCGCAGCGGATGATACCACCACTGTACTCAAGCAGTTGGGCGATATTTCTCTGGGCAATGCAGACAAGCTCCAGACCCTCGTTCGGGCCTATGGCAAGATGTCCTCGGCCCAGAAGGTCACGCTGGAAAACGTCAACATGATGATCGACGCGGGCTTCAACCCGCTGAATCAGATCTGCGATGCGACCGGCGAAAGCATGTCAGACCTGTACAAGCGCATCTCGGACGGCAAGGTCGGCTTCGACGAGCTGGCCGCAGCCGTTGAGACCGCCACCAGCGAAGGCGGGCAGTTCTACAACGGCATGTTGGAGGCCAGCCAGACCGTAAATGGTCGGCTCTCCACGTTACAGGACAACATCAGCGCCCTCATCGGCAAGCTGACCGACGGCCTCTTCAAGGCCTACGGTGACATCATCGGCAAGGCAAATGAGCTGGTCGTGGCGTTCCTCGACGACGATGAAAAGATGCGCCAGCTGAAAGAGACCATCGGCGTTGTGACGGCTGTTGTCACCGCTGCCGGTGCAGCGTTCTTGAGCTATAAAGGCTACATCGCCGCTGCCTCTGCGGTGACCGTCGTTCAGACAGCTGCCACGACTGCAATGACCGCCGCCCACGCTGCTGCAAAAAGCGGAGCCACTGGTCTTGCCGCAGCACAGGCCGGACTCAATGCGGTTCTGAAGGCAAACCCAATCGGGCTGGTTGTTTCTCTGGTGGCCGCACTGGCCGCAGGGCTTGTCACGGCCTATCATACGAGCGATACATTCCGCACTGCGGTCAATTCTGCGTTTGCGTCCGTCCAGAAAATCGCCCAAAGCGCCATCGGCACCGTGGTGGACTGGATCAATAAACTGGTTGCCAAGATCAAGGGGGCCGCAGCGGCCCTTGCGAATCTAAAAAACGGCTTCAGCGCAGCCAAAGACGCTTACAACGAAGCCTATAATGGCGCGATGGACGACTACAACCAGTCCAAGCTCGAAAAGGCCGCAGCCAGGCGCAAACAGCTTCATGACGAGCGTGTAAGGCAGTCACAGGAAGAAGCTGCGGCGGCAAAAACCTCTACCGCAGAAATTTCGAGCGCTGCTGAGTCGGCAGCAGCAGTGACCCAAAAGGCGGCGAAGAAGTCCAGTTCTGCGGCCAGCAAAGCCGCCTCTGAGGTGGTGAACTCCATCACTTCGACCAGCACCCAGGTAGAAAACGGCGTCACCCGCACCACCGAAACGGTCAACGAGACACTGAAAAACGGCACCCAGCAGCAAAAGCAGACCGTGACCGAAACTTCCCGCCAGATGGTGAACGGCGTCCTCTCCGATGTGAAGACCATCACGACCACGGCGGCGGACGGTAGCCAGAAGGTGCAGCAGAGCATCGAGGCGGTCCGCGACGTGGTGGAAACCACGAAGGACACCCAGACCCAGCTCGTAAACGGCGTAAAGGTCACGGTCGAGAAGACCTCCCAGCTGCTGGCCGATGGCAGCGAACAAATCAGCACCGTCACGACGCAGACCGCCACCGAGCTCATCGACGGCGTGGAGCGCACGGTCAAAACCGTGACCACCATCGCTGCGGACGGCACCAAGACCGTCAGCAAGACCATCGAGGACGCCGGGCCGCAGTTCTCCAGCGCAGCCGAGCTGCTGACCTACCAGTTTACGGAAAAGCTCAATTCCAGCTGGGAGCAGATCAACAAGGCCATCCAGAGCGATGTCATAGGCAGCATTCAGACGCTGTTCAAGGCGATCCAGGACGGCGATCTGGAAAGCATCGCCACATGGTCGGCGGCCTATTTCTGGAACGCCTGCACACAGGAGCAGCGCACCCAGATCCAGACCTTTGCTATGGACGCCCTAAGCAAGCTGTCCAGCTCGCTGTCTGGCGTGTTCCAGAACGTCGCGGGGCTGGCGTCCAGTTTTGTGAGCCAGTTCGTGCCCGCCGTTGCGGCAGCCACCACCGGGCAGACCGCCCTCAACGTGGCCATGGACGCCAACCCCATCATGCTGGTCATCTCCCTGATCGGCATGTTGGTGGGTGCGCTGGTCTCCTTTGCAAGCACCAACAAGGACGTCGCCTCCGGCTTCCAGCGCGTCTGGCAGGGCGTGGAGGATGTCATCTCGGTCGTCTTCGAAGGGATGCTCCGGTTCATCGGCCTCAGTGTGCAGGGCTTCGTGAGTGCCGTCAACACCATCATCGACACCTACAACTGGGTCGCCGACAAGTTGGGCTTGTCCACCATCCGCCGGGTCTCAAACCCGCTGTGGGACCAGGCCGACAAGATCGCCGCCAAGCGCAAGGAGAACCAGGCAAAGCGCAAAGCCTCTTCGGAGGCCAAGGCCGCGCAGGCGGCTCTGGATACCCAGTACGCCCAGGATTCCGGCGCAGTGGAAAAAAAGCAGCTGGAGGCCGAGTACGCCAAGAAAGCCGCAGAGCTGGCCAAAGCCAAGCTATCCAGCGACAGTCCCGGAATGCTGGACGCCGAAAAGAACGTCGCGGCCGCAGACTACACCAAGTCGCTCGCTGACCTGGAAAAGAAGCTGCTGGAGGCCCAGTACAAGAAGGCCAGTGCTGAACTCAGCAAGCGGACCGAGACGGACGCTGCGGCGCTGGCCGAACTGGAAAAGCAGATCACCGAGGCGGATAACACCATCCGGTCCGGCGATTTGGAGAAGGAGTTGCTGCGGGTCAACTACGAGAAGACCCTGAAGGAGCTGGAGGCCAAGTACCAGCCCAAGAAGGACAACACCAGCTCCGGAGGCTCCGGCAGTGGCTCCACAGGCTCCAACTCGGACAATCTGGCCGCCAAAATCAACGATCTGGAAAAGAGCTATGACCAGAAACTGCAGGAGCTGAAGAACACCTACACCAATAAGAGCGAAGCCCAGAGCGCTGAATACGAGCGCAAGCTGGCAGCCATGAAGGCTGATTACGAAAAGCAGCTGGCGTCCATGAAGAATCAGCTGGCAGAGTCGAAGACGACTTACGAGAAGCAGCTGGCCGAGCTGAAGAAGCAGCACAACAGTTCTTCCGGTTCTTCCGGCTCCAACAAGCCCGCCCCTATACCAGAGCCATCCACCCCGACGCTGCCCGACAACACCGGGGCCATTGAGGACAACACCGCCGCCATTCTCGCGGCCAACGAAAAGCTGGCCGAGATGGTCCGGCAGGCCAACCGCCTGGTCCTCAGCGACAACATGGCTGTCTCCCGCAGCGTGGCCGCTTCCGGCACCGCACAGATCGCCGCAGCGGCCAACAACTACCACCGGGACGGTGACACCAATATCGTCCAGAACATCTACAGCAAGGCCCAGACCGCCGCCGACCTCGCCCGCGAGACCCGCTGGGAGGCAGACCGGGCCAAGGCTACCAAGCACTAGAAAGGAGCGCCTGAATGGAACGACAAGACCACCTCATGCTCGTAACCGATGCGGGCGCAGAACTCCACCTGGGCTGGGACTACGGCATCCCCTACAGCATCGACCCGCTCAACGGCGTGGCCGTCGAACTGCAGCTCGCCCAGGGCGTCAACCAGGTGGGCCAGACTGTGGAGGACCAGACCGTCGCGGGCGTATCGCGGGAGATCATCGCCGACTGCTGGTCGGAGCACGGCGACGCTGACGCCGAACTGCTGCTCCGGACACTGACCTACAAGACCAAGGGCACCCTCTATTTTGGCGACAAATGGTTCTGCCGGTTCGTGGTCAGAAAGACCCCGTACACCACGCAGATTCACGGTTTCCCCCGGCTGGACATGATGCTGTTCTGCCCGAAGCCGTTCTGGTATTCGCTCACCGCGGCCAGCTATACGCTGGGCGGCTATACGGCAGCGTTCCGGTTCCCGGTCAACTATGCCGCACCCCACCGATTCGGCACCAAAAATCAGAGCGCCTTTGTCAATGCCCGGAACGCCGGGGCCCTGCCGGTGCCCTTCACGGCGGTGCTGCGCAGTGATGCTGCTGTGGTCAACCCCTGCATCGTCAACGCCGTCACCGGCGAGTGTATCCGCATCCTGACCACCCTGACGCCGGGTCAGACCATCGAGATCTACCGCACCACGACCGACAAGCTGGCCGTCAAGCGGACCGAGAACCAACAGGACGAGAACATCTTCGCGCTGCTGGATGAGGACAGCGACCTCGTGGAGCTGGCCCCCGGTGACAACCCGCTCAAGACCGACGCCGACAGCGGCGTGGGCAATTTACAGGCCACTGTGACCTTCTACCCGATGTACAGCGGCATCCTGCCGGAGGTGATCGCATGACGCTGGACGTTTTAGACGAAACCACCCTTGCCCGGCTGGGCCGCATCGAGGTCTGGGTGAGCCTGTATTGGGACGAACCTTACAACACCCTGACGGAAAGCAAGCTCGAAGTCCGGCCCACGCAGGAAAACCTCGAACTGCTGCGGGAAGGCCGCTGGCTCAAGCGCAGCGACAGCAACGTGCCCATGCGCATCTGCCACCGGAGCAACGAGAACCAGGATGCGAACCTTGTCTGCACCTTGTTCCCAGCCACCTGGATCTTCTCGAAGCGCGTCAGCACCGAGACCGTCAAGGACGAGAACGCTGAGTCGGCCATGCGGCGATTGGTAGCCGCGATGCAGCCCTGGCCCCGGCTGGAGCTGGGCGGCGCGGTAGGGTTCGACACCCGCTACACCGCCCAGACCTCCGGCGGCAGTCTACTGGAATATTTCACCACCCTCGGCGCGGCCTGCGACCTGGGCTTCCGGGTGGTGCTGGCAGGCAAAAACGCCGACAAAAAGCTTGTCTTTGAAGTTTTCAGGCCCACGGCTGACCCCAACAACCGATTCTCGACCAAGTGGGGCAACCTGCAGGGGGCCAGTTGGTCGTTTGGAGATAACGACTATGCCAATGTCGCCATCGTGCAGGGCGCAGGTGAAGGCGAAAACCGCGCCACCGTGACGGTCGGCCTGACCGACGCCGCTGGTGCCGACCGACGGGAGCTCTACGTGGACGCCCGCGACGTCCAGCCCGACGAGGAAAAGGGCGAGACCAACCAGAGCGCCGACTATTTGCAGCGCCTCATGGACCGGGGCACCAACAAGCTGCTGGACCAGCTCCGCACCGGCAGCATCGAGATCAGCCTCGACGCCGATCTTGCTCCCGGCGATGTGGCGTTCTGCACCCTGCCGGAGCTGGGCTACCGGGCAACGGTCCGAGTGGCCGACGTCATCACACAAAGCCAGAGCGACGGCACTACCCGCACCCTGCGGCTGGGAACGCCGGTCTGGCACAGGCTCTAAGGAGGGATATTTTGAGCGCAATCACGACCTATCCCCTCAACGGCATCGACTACGACGCCCACGACGCAGCAGGCTACAACGCCACCCGCACCTCTGGCGTGTACAGCGCCGAGGAGGACTTTGCGGTCACGCCCGCAGGCGGCGTCAAAGTGACCGTGAGCGCCGGGCAGGGCTGGGTCCGGCCCGCGCGGTTCGAGGGGTACAGCATCATCATGCGGGAGGCAGAGACCCTGACCCTCGCCCTGGCGGACGGACAGCGGCCCCGCATCGACCGCATCGTCCTGCGGTTCGACGCGGCCAGCCGGAAGAGTTCGCTGCTCATCCTGCAGGGCACCCCGGACACCCAGCCCACGGCACCGGCCATCTCCCGCACTGCCACTGTATACGACCTCTGCCTCGCGGACGTCACCCGCCCGGCGGGCAGCACGGCGATCACCGCAGGCAACATCACGGACACCCGTCTAGACGAAAAACTGTGCGGCGTTATGTCGGACGGCGTGACCCGGATCCCTACGGACCAGCTTTTGAAGGCAGCCCAGACGCGTATCAACGCCCTGGAGGAAAAAGCGACCAACAGCGCCAACGCTGCAGCCAAGAGCCAGAGCGCCGCCGCAAATAGCGCCAGCACAGCAGCATCCAGCCAGAAGGCCGCTGCAAGCAGCCAGAGCGCCGCAGCAGGCTCCGCGAGTGCAGCGAAAGCTTCGGAGAGCAATGCGGCTTCGTCCGCTTCTGCTGCCAAAGCGTCCGATACCAATGCAGCCGCCAGTGCAGAGGCCGCAGAGGCCAGCAAGACGACGGCTGCGAAAGCCGAAGAAAACGCAGCAAAAAGTGCAGCATCTGCCAAGGAACAGGCAGACCGTGCTGCAGCAATCGTCGGCACGGATAAGACCTTGCGCATCGACGGCGCACCGGCAGACGCGCAGGCGGTCGGCGATGAGCTGGATGAATTGATGTCGATGCTCGTGACCGGCAGGCTGACCTTCGGGCTGTACACTGACGCAGGCGTTGTTCTGTGCGCCTCAGATGGCGCGCAGCTGACCGCAGAAAAACACATCTAACAAGGGAGGATACTATGGCAATTGCAAGTGTACTGATCACGAGCCTGCCGGAAGCCACAGCACCCAGTGCGAATGACTATCTGATTTTACAAGGTACGAACACCCAGAAAATCAAGTGGTCGGCACTGTTGAACAAGCTCTACCCGGTAGGTTGTATCTATCAGAGCACCAGTTCTACCAGCCCCGCAAGTTTTCTGGGCGGCACATGGGAACAAATCAAAGACCGCTTTATTCTGGCTGCTGGCGATACTTATGCGGCGGGGAGTACGGGAGGTAGCGCAAACCACAATCACAGCATTGGCGAGATGTTTGCCGCCGCGTATTTTAACGGCTCATACATGGAGTACCATTATTCTGGAGATACAGCATGGACAGCTAAATACAAAAACATAATCCCAAACGGCATAACAGAGACAAGCCGCTCCGACATAATTTATCGCTCCGGCATAACAGTCTACGGCTCTCCAACAAAGGAGGCTGGCAATTTACCCCCCTACGTCGCCATGTACGTTTGGAAGCGCATCTCTTAACGAAAGGAGTATCTGATGATGAAAATCATTGATAGTAACGGCGTAGAAATCGCCAACCCCGACCTGACCAAAGGCTACCTCAAGCCCGCGACTCAGACCATCCACCACGATGCTGTGGCAGGGGCGTAGAAGAGGTCAGCCACTACGAGACCCTTGCCGAGTACCCCAACGGCGGCAAGGACGTGCAGAAGGTGGTGGACGTGCCCGGCGTAGAGGCGAAAGACGCTTGGGACGAAGAAGAGCAGGTACAGGTGTACCACTTGTACACCGCTGAGGAGCTGGCCGCGCAGGCCGAAGCCAAGAAAAAGGCAGAAGAAGCCACTGCTGCCGAAGCGAAGAAAAAGGCAGAGCTGGAAGCCGTGCCGGGGCGCATGGACGCTCTGGAAGCGGCAAACGACGACATCATCCTGATGATTGCTGATCTGATTGGAGGTTAAAAAGGATGAAAACTCCGAACGCACTCAAGTTGCGCATTATGGTGCGCGCATTTCGCATCCGTATGAACGCTGGAGAATCCTTCGAAGATATCGCCGCAGATTATCCGGCTCTGACCACCGACGACCTCGAAGCCATCCGCGACGAGCTGGTAAAGGAGGCGCAGGATGCCTAAGCACATCATGGACGTATCCCGCTGGCAGGGCCGCATCGACTGGGATGCCGTCAAGGCCAGCGGAAAAATCGACGGTGTAATGCTGCGGGCGCTGGGGTATAAGGGCGGCAAGCCCTACGTAGACCCGACCTTCGAGCGCAACTATGCCGCCTGCGCCGCACGGGGCATCCCGGTCGGCGTATATTTCTGGCTAGGCTCGACCGTTGCAGGCGGCATGGTAGATTTGACTGCCATGCTGCGCAGTGTGCTGGAGGGGAAGACCTTCCAGCTGCCCATCGCCATCGACGTGGAGGACCCGAAACTCAAGGCGCTGACCCCGGCAGAGCTGTCGGCCCTCGTCAGGCTCTATGCTGCCGAGATCGAGCGCTGGGGTCTCTATGCGATGGTGTACACCTACACGAACTTCGCCAACACGGCGCTGGACATGGACGCGCTCGCAGCTTACGACCTGTGGATCGCGGACTACCGCGGCATGCGCCCCAACCGCAGGCACGGGATGTGGCAGTATACCGATAAGGGCTCCGTGCCTGGCGTGAAAAACGGCGTGGACCTCAGCCACGCCTACAAGGATTACCCGACCATCATCAAAAAGGCAGGACTGTGCAAAGTGAAAGGAGCATAACGATGAGCAGCAGAGAATTGTGTACTTATGTCGGGCTTTTGGGCGGGGCCGTTGCGGCCCTGTTCGGCGGCTGGGATACCGCGCTGCAGACGCTGGTGATCTTCATGGCCATCGACTACATCACCGGTCTTGTAGTGGCTGGTGTGTTCCATACCAGCCCGAAGACCAAGACCGGTACACTGGAAAGCCGGGCAGGCTGGAAAGGTCTGTGCCGCAAGGGCGTGAGCCTGCTGGTGGTGCTAGTAGCCTGTCGATTGGACGCCATCATCGGGTCGAGCTTTATCCGCGATGCCACGGTGATCACGTTCATCTGCAACGAAACGATTTCGATCATCGAGAATGCCGGGCTCATGGGTGTTCCGATTCCTGAAGCATTGACCAAGGCCGTGGACGTGCTCAAGCAGCAGGCTGAAAAAACAGAATAA